AAAAAAACCGCCGGAGCGGTGGAGGTTGAAGCTGATTATTGCCTTAGCCGCCAGATGCCGGTTTACCCACCAGCGCCTTAATCGCGCCGGTATCTTCCAGTACGCAGTCGAAGCGGTGGAAGGCCAGGAAGCCAGTCTGATCGTACTCTGCGTAACGCTCAACCAGCCGTTTCAGGGTCATGTAAGTGACGCGACGAACGATAAAGCGGTTAAAATCGCCGAAGTAGGCAAATTTGGCACCTGCCGCGATATCAGGAATAGCCTGGTCAACGACATACGGCACCTGCAGAACAGTAGCAGGTGCGCCACCGATAATGTTCGGTAACCAGAGCGGGCGGCCCTGTCCGTCCTCCATTTCCTCCACCAGCTGCAACGTTGCATCGTTAAAGGCCCAGCGCACCTTTGGACCGTTACGGTATGCCGGGTCGACAGAGTGCTTCAGTGCGTTCAGCTCTTTCCAGGTAAAGGTGGTCGCTGCTGCGGTATTTTTGGTGCCAGTTACCGACGCAGCCAGCCCTTTAGGCTGCAGCGGGGTGCCGGTGCCGGTCCCTAATACCAGATACTTCGCTTCACCACGTCCGATGCGAGTGGCGATACGCGCGGCCAGGAACGCCTCGATATCTACGCCGCTGTCCTGGAGCAGTTCATTGGATACGCGAATGATTTTAGAGGACAGTTTTTTAGCCCCCAGCGTTGCACCGCCGAAAGACACGTCTTCTTCACTGGTTTCAGTGTTTTCGCCCAGCAGTTCACCTTCTTCAGTGGTACCGTCAGAGGTTGCCCAGTCAATGTCCTGGCCGTTGGCGGTATTCAGAATTTGCGCCACACTGGCAATTCCACCGTAATCTTTCAGTGCTTCGACGATCTTATTGCGGAACTGGGTTGGTACGGTGTACCCCCCTTTTTCATCCGGCGTCGTGCCCTGAGCACGCAGCTCCTTTAAAGCCTGGCGTTCTTCAGCGCTCATCTCGCCAAGACCACGGCGCAAAAACGCATTAAACGCCGCAGCACGACGTTCGTTAGCCTGTGCTTCCGGGTTTGCTGGATCACGATTCTGCTGCTGGCGCTGTTCCGGCTCGTTTTCGTGGATATAGTCCTGATCCTGGCGGCGCAGTTCCTCTTCGCGTGTAATACGCTCATCAAGGGCGTCAAGCTCCGATTTTGCAGCGTTCCACTGAGTACGCTGTTCATCGGTCCAGGGGGTATCACCAATTTTGTCATGCAGGGCACGCATATCTTTGGCGATGGTGTTACGTTTTTGCTTCATTTCATGCAGTTTCATGATTTTTCCTTACGCGTTAAGAAGGGTCAGCAGGCGCTCACGCGCCATTCGTTGATTAATGGCGTTCTTTAGCGCACCGCTGTCGCGCGCCTCCTGCCAGGCTTTCATCGATCGGACGCCGGAGTCAGCCTCCTGATATGCGGGATAAGTCACCGGACTGACATCAAACAGCCGGGAAAACTTCGATATTTCACGAATAACGATCCCTTCATCGTCCTGGTACCAATTTTCACCGTCATGGGATACCCGGAAGGCAAAAGATGACTGGTTAATGTCACCGCGCATCATCGGCGCCAGCACCAGATCGCGGATAGTTTGCGTATCCGGCGCTGTAATGTCGTAACGCAGGCCGCGCTCATCGACAGACAGGGATAGCGTCCCGGCAGCGCTCCGTCCGAGAATAAAGTTGGGGTCATGGTTAAACAGCCCGCGGACATCATCATTCAGCACATCGTCAAATGCTCCGGGCTTGATGATTTCACGGAATCCCCACAGGGGTTCAGAACGGCTGTTGAACACCGAGCCATAGCCCAGAATGCGGGTAGGTTCATCGGTGCGTTGCTCGGCTCTAACCTCCCCGCTGTAACAGCGCGTTTCACGGTCATTCATTGGGCTTTTCCTCGTCGGTTTTAGGTGCCTTAAAATCGTCTGCGGGGTTCGCGGCGTTAACGCTCACCAGCATTTCATCCAGGCCATCTACCGGATTCATGTCTTCGAAGGCTCGCGCTTCATTGCGGCTCATCCAGCCATCAGTGATCGCAAAGTGGTAGAACTGAGCACGCTCCTGCGGGGTCCCGCGTAGCAGGCCTGTCAGGTTAAACCTGACGTAATATCCGGCGGCCAGTTCAGCACGGGTGAACAGGCGGCGATTGAGTTCCTGTTCCCAGTTCGTTACCCACGGCATGATCGTGTAGCGGACAAACTGAATGGCCTGCTGCGTAATATTTGAGAAAGTGGCTTTTTCGAGATCGTTAATCATGTGCGCCGGTACATTAAATATCCCGGCAATCATCGACCGATTCAGCTTCGACATATCAATGATCTGGGCATCAACCGGGGAAACGGTGAGCGCTTTGTAATCCAGCTCTGCCGGGAGAAGCATTGTTTTATTCTCCTGGCTGCGCAAAGCAGCTGTAGCTTTTTGCCACATGCTTTTTAAACGCCCCCAGCTTTCTTCATTCAGCTGGCTTTTCACCGAAATAATGCCAGCGGGTCGCGCATTACCGTTGAAGAATGAACTGGTATAAGCCTGCCCGCTCATCCCCATGCCTATCGTCTCGGCATGCTGCATGATTGGGCTAAGCCCCATTTTCTGGTTGTTACCCAGCGCCCGGATATGCACCATATCGTCGGGATTGACGGCAAACGCCCCCTCTTCGTTGTAAACGCCATAGGTATACCGACCACCCGTGTTAAGCAGTGTCGTTTCCCAGGGCATGCAGCATTCCAGCCCGGAAACTTCACCACGACGGGAACGCTTCACCCAGGTGTAACCATTCCCCCAGCCCAAAATATGACGCTGTTTTAACTCACGCCACTTATAGCTGGTCTGCCACATATTCGGCTCATCGTGAACCAGGTAAAACACAGGGTGATCGCGGGCAGCTTCAACCTTGTTATTGGTTTTCCGCATAACATGCAGTGGCATCTGAGCGATATTCGAAGAGATAACGTAAATACAGGCATACACCGCAGCCAGCTTCATCGCCGTTTGCGGGCTGACAAATACGTCTCGGGCAAACACGTTATCGGTTTCTGCCGATTCACTCGTGATCGGAGTAGCCGGGTTTTCCAGTGGTTCACTGCGAAAAAGAGCATCAAGCAGCATTATTCCCCCTCATTGCCGCTAACAGCGCATAAATGAGTAGCAGGGTTCCCGACATCATCAGAGACATCGCCAGCCCGAACTGGAGATACACGCCTGCAGCAAGCGAACCGAACCCGGTAAGCCCGATAACATCAGTGATTAGAGTTTTCATAGAAGTAAAAGGTCTTCGTCAGGATCGATGGTGGACAGGAAGTCAACTTCACCACCACCGTTAACAAGCAAGCGACTCATCGCAATAAACATCGCGACAGGACCGTCAATTTTGTTTTCAGGCGTGGCCTTGTTGGGGAAAATATTCTCGTTTTTGTCTGGTTTGACGGTGACGTTTGACATCATCCATGTCATCACCGGATTGCCATCGTGATGAAAACGCCCGGCGTAAATTTTCGCCTCGACTTCCTTCATTGCTTCAGAAAGGTTTTTAACCGTCTGAGGGACTTCAACAATCGGTACGCCTTCAGCTGCTACCGACAAAGCAAACTGAGTGGCACTCCACGGATCGTATGCGAACTCGTTCAGCGAGTCGCCTCGCGCCCATTCGATCGTTTCCTCTTTAATTACTGCATGGTCGACGACATCACCATCGGTAAACTCAAGGAATCCAGCGAGATTCCATTTTCTGTATAGGTCCGCCTGCTGTTTAGAACAGGCTTCCAGCCGACCTTCAGGTATCCAGAATCTGGAGCGGACATAGACATCGCCATTTGGAGCAAGCCAGACTTTAACTGCAGCTGAAATATCAATTTTGTTGGAAAGGTCAACGCCGAGCCACATTGACCAGTTGGCCGAAGTGGAGCCGTCCCAGTCGTCACGGCATTTTTCCCAGCGCGCCATATCCATCCATGCTTTTTCACCTTGCACCCAGATATTGAGATGCTTGGTAAAAAAACCGACACGCGCCGCCACCTGCTCTTTCGCCTTTTTAGCCAGACGGCGCATATCGTCCCAACGCTTACATATCCCCAGGCCGGGATTTGCTTTTGGCCAGTTTGCCTCGTCGAAAGGATCGTCCCCCTCATCCAGGGTATAAATCAGCGCAAAATAGCTGTCATCCTTAATTGAAAGCGGGTCAGGGTTATCAAAGTTCTTCAGAACCTTGATGGCATAATCACGTTGCTCGTAGCAGATACCTTCCTTATTAAAACCCGCAGTGGTGATTGCAAAAATAAGGGACTGCAGGCGCGCACCGGTCGCTGTTTCCAGAACTTCCCAGACGTCACGGGTTTTATGTGCGTGCAGCTCATCAACGATCCCGCAGTGAATATTAAGGCCGTCGAGGTTATTCGCATCACTGGCTACAGGTTCGAATTTTGAGCCCGTCCGCTCCTGGTGAATATTCAGCTTGTTACTACCAAACAACCGGCCCAGTGTTTTAGGAGCCAGCTTAATCATGCGCTTCGCATCATCAAACACGATGCGGGCCTGGTCCCTGGTTGTTGCTGCGGAATAAACCTCAGAACCACCCTCACCGTCGGCACCAGTCATATAAAGCCCGATGCCAGACGAAAGCGTTGATTTTGCATTTTTGCGCGCTACTTCGTCATAGGCGGTACGAAAGCGACGCACAAACATGGGGTCGCCATCGTCGTCAAGAATGCTCTCAAACGTTATTTCATCTATCAGCGGGACGACAAACCCGAAAAGGTTAATCAGGATGAAGGTGTGCCAGTCCATCAACTCGATCGGCTTGCCGGTCAAGTGCCCCTTCACATGGGGGACGAAGTTATAAAAATCGAGAACGTGCTGGGCGCGGCCTTCATCAAAATAAACACCGCGCTCCGGGCCGTGCTCTAAATCATGAAAGAACCGCTGGCACGCAAGACGCACCAGTTCGCCAGCAACGATATCGCCAGATACCACGCGCTCGGCGTAGCGGAATCCATCTGCAACGGTTGCCATTCATCATTTGCGCTTTTTAAGAAATTCTTCCAGTGGGTCGGCTTCTGCCGGGCCTTTTGCACCAACCTTTGATCGGCTGGCAGGTGTCATGCCGAATTCGCTCAGCATCGCTCTGATCCGTTTCCACGCGTCAGCCTTCATGACTGCTGCAGGGTGCGGTTTGATCATTCTGATTTCCCGCTCCCCTCCTTCGTCTGAATCATCTTCGCTGTAGACGGCATAGGTGTAACCTTCACGATCAAGCGTGTCGCAGTGATGCCGGTATTCAACATAGGCTTCTATCAACAACTCCAGCGCTTTAGCATCCAGCGTGGTCAACACGCCGACGGCATCAAGTTCCTCACCAATACGCTTGAACCAGTACTTACCCTGTTTATCGAAATGTTTCGGTATTGGGGGGACCCCTGACGGGGGTTTTGGCTCGTTCTTATTGATCGGGCGCTTGGATGGGTTCCCCTTCACTAAAGCCAGATGTGTCGGGGTTTTCGGTGGTCCAGGCATAATCGAAAACTCCTATTAATCATTGGATGGGGGACCCCAAAAAAAAGTTTTCTAACCTGCGGCGGTGTGAAAAAAGGTTAGGCGGCGGTCCTTTTGGCCTTTGCCGTCAGGGATTTGACCCCGCCCCCCTCTGCCTTGCAACAAATGAGAATCGATATCATTTAATGCGTTCGCGCCCGGTTTTCGTTCGATGGCAGGGCCAGCACAGGCTTTCGAGGTTCGAATCGTCATCAGTACCCCCCTGAGCCTTGGCCTTGATGTGGTCAACCGTCTTTGCTGCGATAGCTCGCCCGCTGCGAAGGCAGTTCTGGCATAAATGGTTGTCGCGTTTCAGGATGCGCGCACGCCTGATATCCCACTGGCTACCGTAGCCACGCTCGTGGCGACTCTTTCCCTGTTGATGCTGTTGCCAGCCTTCGTTTCGGTGCTTCTCGCAGTAGCCTGAGCGGTCAGTGGTGGTGCCAGGACATCCACGCTTGCGGCAAGCGCGGGGTATCAGCGCGGGCATCGTTCTATCCTCACATGACCAAACAGGGTCTCGCGCTTAACCTCGCCATTCTCGACAGTGAGGTAACCCTGGCTATCAAGCGCTGCGGCAATCACTTCGCCTTTATCGCTATCAGCTGTGAAGACATGCTTAACTTCTACGCCATCAAGAAAGACAGCGTATCGCTCCATTCCAGGATTTACCTTCCTTCCAGGATCATCATCCAGAACGGTTATCCTCATATGCATTTTCCTTTTAGACGTGAGCCTGTCGCACGGCAAAGCCGCCGAAAGTTAACGGTTTGCCCAAGCTCACAGCTGAAAGACTTTCTTTGATCTGCGCGTGCGATGCGCATAAAAAAGCCCCGCGATTGCAGGGCTATATCTCATAAACTGAAAGTAAATGGATGAAACTATTTTTTTATGTTTTCGAAAGTGGCTTCTACCATTTTCTTTCCAAACTCCCCCATATCTTTATACATAATCTTTAAAAAGTTAATTGTGTTTGATGCTGCACCTTCAAGTCTCCATTTGCATGCAATAAAATTACAATTAATTAAATTAAAAGGCTGCAACCCCTTATATACAATTTCGCAATTTTCAAAAACGCACTTTTCGTAATGGTTGCCATCCAGTTCGACGATAGTATTATTAAAAGTGTTTGAAATAAATTTATTCATGTTAATTCAAAGCCTTGCGTTGCGTCAGTATCCTGGACATCATTACCGATCATTTTACCATTGGCCTGCATGAATCCTCTATCGTTGCTATAATCGCTTGGAGCATAAAGTGCAACATGATTAAAATTCAGCGTCAAAAAAAACACTATTACAAGCCCTGCAGGGAAAAACATTAAAAACCAAAGATATGTACTTTGTTGTGAATCATTAAGAAAAGGTAATACGAGGTTTGCAGAGACCTCTACTATCCCCGCAAAAATACCGATAATCGTTAACGGGTTTTTTATGTGGTTTATCGCGGACAACGCAAATCCCTCCTGTACTCATTTAGGGGGGATTATATCAGCAACTAAATCAAAGAGCATCATCATAGGCGATAATTGAATGCCAGCTGTCATGCTTATCCTTTTAGAATGATGACTGCTGTTGGTTTCTGGCAGTTCGCCTGCCAAGCTTTGTTATGCGCCAGGATGTCTTTCTTCGTCTGGAGGTCCAGCACATCCCAGTCGTGATCCGTTCCGTAGATAGGTTTAACCCAGTCGCAAGCCGTGTCCACTACCTCAACCTTTACGGGTCCATTTTGCGCGCAGCTCGCGATCAACATCGTCATCAGACATATGGCTAACAGTCTGCTGTACATCACTGGCCCCTTTCATGACTTCCACCTTACGTTCTACCGCGGCGACGGTGGCGGCGGCTTTCTCTTCGGTACGCAGCTGTTCAGCTTTGGCTTCCGCCTGATTGGTCCCGCGAGCATGACCAATGCCGAACGCGCCCGCTATAGCGCCCAGGATGACGACCACCAGCCCCGCGATAGCTTCGATTCCCATAATCACCCCACCAGCACCGATTTTGCTTTCAGGAAGCGGGCGCGCCGGTTATTAATCCCGTTTTGCCCGCCGTTGATAATCTGCGTGACCCGAACAAGATCACCCGGATATTTCAAGCAACCTTTTGAGATATAGAACCATGCTGCACTACGGGCCGCGTAGGAGGACTGCTCCAGTAATTCTGGCTGCGCAACCAGATCAAACTTCAGCCCGTTGCCGCAGTCCCGGTAATTAGAAAGTCCGGTTATTTGAATAAGTCCGCGCCCTCGATAAACCCAGCCATCAGTTGCCCTGTTATTACCCAACCGCTTGCTATAGACAATGTTGGCGATAGCCCGCTGGCGCTCCAGAGGTAACACAGTTTCCGACTGGCTGCGCCCGAGGGAATTGGCCTGATCCTGCGTTAATCTGCCGTAACGAACAAAATCAGCAAGCCCGGCGATGCTGTAGTTGAAATTCTCCACTACCCTGTTAAACCCGAGGCTTTCATGGCCGCACTGAGCAATGAACATTGCCTGGTCGATAGCGGTAGTGATGCCAAACTCTTTCATCGCGGCTGTAATATGCGGAAACCAGCGCGCAGCTAACCCGGCGCTGATACCAGCCGCCTTCTGGAATTGTGTTTGATTCATTAGTGCCTCAGTGCATCAACCAGCCGCGCTACATTGCCTCTTACGCTCAGCAGCACAACAAGGATCATGATATTGGCCGCAATGGTGGGCCATGATGAATAGGGATAGATGCCGCACAGATACGCCAACGGCACAGAGCTGTATATCACTGTTATCAGCCATGCCAGCCGCGACACCCACTTACGATGACGTGAGTCTCTGCGGCGATAGAACATCAACGTAACAACGACACCAGCACATAACAGCGCATTGATGGTTGCAGTAGGATCATTTAGTACCACCGGAACCTCCCCGGCGCGTTATTAGCGCCACCAGCGAGCCAATATCCTGATTGTTCAGGAAAGTAAGTATTTTCACGGCCAATGCCGAAATGATTACGGCACCAATAGCATCCAGAGGCTTATCGTTATACCCAGTCAGGTCGGATAACTTAGAACCGACCAGCCCGGAGCACAGAACTCCAGCGATATAGGACACAACGAAATAGGCCATCCGTCGTGGAGCGCTCAAATCGGCCGCTGTCGCTATATAAAAGACAGAACCGGCAAATGCCCCGAATACAACACCGTAGTCAGTACCGGTTAACAGCCCGTAAACACTCGCCCCAGTTAAAGCACCACCAGCTAAGCCTGTGCCGGTTATTGGTTCGGACATCGGTCCCCCTCAATTGCTGTGAATCCTCTCAGAACGAGGGGAAAGAATTCAGGCCGCAGGCTTATGCGTTTCACGGTTAATATGCAATTTTTAGCCTGGGCCATAAATGAAAAAACCCGCCGAAGCGGGGTTTTACTTTTGATATACACAGTTGCTGAAATTCTATTAAACCAACCCTGCCTCGTTAAGAAAGACATAACCTTTTGGTGTGATTGAAGTGGCGAGCCAACTAGAATCAGATTTCGTCTGTATTGCTGTAATGTATCCCATCCGATATAGCTGCTCTATAGCCGAATCAATTTTGTATGGATGCTCAAAAGGGAAGTTGGTGTGTTGGACCGGCACTTTTAAGTTGGGGTCCGTCATGAGAATCATGATTTCTTTTTGATGCAGGGTAATAGCCATGTCTAACTCCTCTTTGTGGGGTTAACACGTATTTTACCATGCTTTAATGGGCCATCTTGGAGTGGCTATTTTTCGCACAAAACCCGCCTTTAAGCGGGTTTTTTTGGTTCTGCTGCTCAGCTCGCTTTAACGTCCCGAGCCTATCACAATTCAAGCAGTTTTTGGCTCACTTTGCAAGTAAAATCTGTCGCCATTTGTGCCGAATGCGTCACACATTGGTGCGTACAGCATCGATTCTGCCAAACTTAGCCACGTATCAACTCTGCGTCTACAGGTCATAAAGCACCAGTCTGGATGCTTTTCATAGAGCTCTTCCGCTATGCGGCGTTTGCTCTTCCGTAACCGGTAATGCTCCACCAGCAGGTGATACAGCTCTTTGTGTCCACCCGTAATAAGGACTGCCCCCAGTACCTTATCAATCAGCAGTCCTTCATCGTCTGTACAGAAGGCCAGGCCGCTTTTGTTTTTCCCCGCGAGTATTTCACGAAAGAACGCCTCCAGTTCCGGCTTTGAGATACCCGATTTCTTCATCCGGCGTAATGCTTCGTTGATGGCTGTCTTGGTAACTTTCCCGGAGGCCAGTAACTGTTAAAACATATTGCCGCTCCTCCCGCCGCCGATGTAAGACCAGCGGCCCCACATGCGCAGCTTCCCTTGAATCCAGATGGCCTCCAGCGTTTTCAGCCTGACCATTTCACCAGCTTTTCCAACCTCGGACGGGTTAATCATTATGCGTTCTCCACTATGCCAGCACGCCAATTGCCAGCGAACGATCCAGAAATCGAAACAGCAGCTCCAGCTGTGAGCCGTGCTTCTCCTCAAATGCCACGGTGTCAGCGTGCAACTCGTCGTGATGCGCTCTGCAAAGCGGCAACACAAACAGGTCGTGCGCTTTTGTTCCCATTCCACCTTGTCCGTGGCCAATCAGGTGATGGGGATCATCTGCTTGTTTGTTACAGCAGACACACTGCTGGGACTTAACCCAGCGCGTCCAGCTCTCGTTTACCCAGCGGCGGCGCTTTGGTCGCAGCATGAAAGATTCCGGCGTTTCAGGATCAACGCGAAGACCGAGAATCTTTTTCTGCACCACTTCGCTCGCCGCTGGCTCCGGCACAATATCGCTCTCCTTCATCACTGGTTGATGCTTTATATCCGGCAATCGCAGGGCTTTCCGGGCCAGCGATTCAGGGATGACGTGCGCCAGATTGTTTATTACCAGCCACCAGCACAACTCGGGGATCGTCAGTTGATGGTCTTCGTTGAACCCCAGCTGTGAGCGGATGACCGTTATCAGCCAGGATACCAGGTTCTCACGCGCAATGCCTGCCAGCGTCTCTGTGTACTGATCACGCACCAGGTTATCGCAGGCCCAGCAAAGGCGGATGCTGCCAGGCTCATGTCGGAACAGCGTAAAATTTTCGCTGTGCCATGAACCGTGGGGATACTGGCATTCAAAACGACGCTCCAGCTCGGCCTCCAGCGAGCTAATACCACCCGCGCGCAGAATGACGTCTTTGTTTTCGAATACTGGCTTCAAAACCGGGTCTTCTGCCAGTGGCTGCGTAGCGGGAGGGATGGCGCCGGTTGCGTAATCACTATATTTTTCCGGTGCTGGCTCAATCAGTACCCGCCCTCTCCTGAACATCGGCATGAGATCAGCACCTGGGCGAAGAAGAACAACGCCCATGCGTGGGGCAATCTCAGGGGTTAGTAGTGCTCTCATATCATCTCCACGTCAGGCAGCTGCACGAAAACGTCTGATGGTGATTTCTACTTTCCCTTTCTTCACGATGTTCCCCCACTCCACCAGCATGCGCTTAACCTGACTGTCGTCTTCCCAGACGCCTGTTAGAGTCAGGGCATCGAACAGCGCTTTGTTGTAGTTATCGATATCCCGACGGCGCTGATCCGGCGGATACAACACAATGTGAACCTCGGCCAGATCAGAGGATGGCCGGGGAACGGCCCGCAGTTGCTCAATAATCGCCGCTCTCGCTGCCTGCTGGAACTTGCGCCCTGTCTCGCTAACCAGATGCCTGCCTTTCAGCGGTCCCTTGCTCGGGGCGCGCCAGTAACTATTTACGCTCGGTGGAAATGGTAAAGTCAGTTTCATTTAGCCCCCTTAAAGGATCGCTACAACGTCTTTTGCGACTTCCCGCGTACTGCTTTTGCAGGAAATCGAACGGCGCGCGTTGATAAATTGCAGGTTAAAACCAAGCTCCCGGTACAGGTCGAGAACCTTCGGTGCAGATGAGTTTGAAATTACTACCCGAGCCCCACGGTGAAAGGCAGATACACATTGCTTCGCCAGGTCTACCTGGTTCTCCCAGCTAAAACCACCAGCGGCGTAGGCGGTGAATCCGGTTGTTCCCGGCATCGGTTCGTAAGGCGGATCGCAGTAAACCACATCCCCTTTCCCGGCCAGGCTGATTGTCCGGCGGTAATCAGCGGTCATGAATACGCAGTTATGCGCCATAGCCGCGAAGGCTTTCATCTCATCCATCGGGTAATACGGGGCCTTGTAGCCTCCCCAGCCCACATTGAACTTGTTCGCCTGGTTGTAGCGCATCAGGCCATTGAAGCAATGCCGGTTGAGATACAGGAATGCAGCTGCGCGTTCAGTAGCATCCAGCGTCTGAGCGTTGAACTCGGAACGGATCAGCTCATAGCCCTCTGGTGACCGCATGTGCTCGAACATCCAGCGGGCCTTCAATTCCACTTCATCCGGCACCACCGCTAACATCTGATACAGATTAATCAGGTCCGGGTTAACGTCCCCCAGCAGGTAATCTGCGTGCTTTTCGCTGTTCAGGAATACCGACCCACCACCAACAAATGGCTCTATCAGGCGTTTCCCTGCCGGGATATGCACGAACAGGTCAGCCAGCTGGGTATACTTTCCACCAGCCCATTTGAGAAATGGCTTGCTCATGTGCGGAACCCCGAGTTTTCTGGCAATGAGTAATCAACCCCGTCGAAGCTGGCTCGCGAAATGGACGACCCCTGGCGGGAGCTATTGAGTGGAGCAGATAGTTTTAACGACAGCTCATCCCATTTTTCCCGAAGCTTCGACGGGCTGAGCACGTTTTTACACCAGAACGAATCTTTGTTGGCGCGCTTGAAAAGTGAGCAAATTTGTTTATGGGTTCTCCCGTCCTGCATCACCATCAGGCGAACCTCATTCGCCCATGCGGTCCAGTTTGGTTCTTTAGGGCGAACTACCTCACCATCACTTTCAGCCGCCAGTTCGTACATGCTGATAATTTTTCCCCAAATGAACTCGGCGCAGGTTAAATCGTCCTGGCTGCCCCACTGCCGCTTTGCAGCGCTGTACACCACCGCCTCAGGATGTCGTGACAGAAATTCATCAGCAGAGCCCTGTTCGTCCGGTTGCGAAGCGTCCGGACAAGAAGGATTTATATCTGATGGATCAGTAGTTGATTTTACTGACGGATCCCCACCAGATTCTGACGGGTCAAAACCGGTTTTTTTGATGGATTCCGACGCATCAAATTTTGAGGGGTCAATTTTTGACGCATCAGATTTTGACGCATCAGATTTTGATGTGTCAGAAGCTGACAGGTGAGAAAATGCCGCTTTCTGTAGTTTGGAAACGTTGAGCTGGTAGACGTTCGATGCATTACGGTTGCCGTTGCGGCGCTGTGTGCGAGTGAGCCACCCCTCTTTCTCAAGTGCAGCTATCGCCGTTCTGACAGTACTTTCACCAGCGCCAATCTGACGGGATATGGTCGCGATAGAAGGCCAGCAAACACCCTCATCGTTGCTGAAGTCAGCCAGGCGCGCCATGATTGCCACGCTGGATAGTTTCATCCCCGAAGATGCGCAAGCGTCCCAGACGTATCCTGTTAATTTAGTGCTCATGATCGTCCTTTATTTCTCTGAATTTACGTCTGAACTGCTCAAGGGGGCTAAAGCATTCATGCTCGTACCCTTCACGCAGGTATATAACGCGCTGTGTCTGGGGCTCCCAGCGTATAACCCTGACCGGGACTCCGTAGTGATCTCTGAACCATCGGTTAAGCTCTCGCATACTTTCTCCGCCTGGCCGTTGAAGTCCCCTACCACCCACTGAGCAAACTGGTAGCAGACAGGCTCGAACCCGCCTGGTACTCTTACCCCATACACGAACTGCACCGGCCCTGCTCCACCAGGAACTGGCCGCGCTACAAGTTGCGACCTGCGGTATTGTGTTGATAAACTGTTCATGCGTTAGTAATCTCCACTGATAACGACACGCCACGACGCCAGGAGCTGCAACTCGCTGGCGTCACTTCTTTTTGCGTGCAAACAACGTGATAATTGCGGCAATCTCTTCTTCCCGAGCTGCCAGGTGGCGGCGGTGATGCACCATGATTTCTTCGGCCTCGTGCCTTTCAATAACGCCATCTTCAAGCGCCTGTTCGATAATCTGATCAACCTGCCCCCTGGCGGCAGAGGTACGCATTGCCCGACTGAACAAGTCCACGCGATCCAGCTCTTCCAGGTGCGGAACATCCACCAGCAGAGCCCCACGGCGGCGAGCGAAGTAATCAGCCAGTAACGACGTGTTGGAAATGTCTTCCATCGCTTCCAGCTCGCTGACTTCGAAGAAACGACAGCCGTTTTTCTCGTAAAGGTTGTTGTTAAACTGCGTCACCGTCATTCCCAGTGCGCCAGCCATTGCTTCGCGCCCACCTGGATATGCTTTGCACATCGCTTTGACGGCTTCTTTGAGGTTTGGCTCTACCATATTGATTTTCCTTTTGTAGTTATCGAATAACCGTTTAAGCAGTACGATTATTTGCACTTGGTACGTCATCTGTTTGATAGCGACTTGGGTACAAAATATGTAATTCGCTTATTTCTCCTCTAAAGAACTTGGCTAATCTCTCCGCCAGTTCGACAGATGGGACTTGCTCGCATCTTTCAATGCGGCTCAACGTTGCAGGATCTACCTGTACCCCGGTTGCAACGTGCAATAAGGTCATGCCATGCGATTTTCGCAATTTTCTTAATGGTGATTGCATAATGCCTCCTATTTTTGCGTATTACGCATGTTATTCCACGCTAGCGAATTGCGCAAGTTGCTTTGCACGAAACGCAAAAACAACATGTAATGAGTGAATGAAAATAGGATCTCGCATACGACAACTTCGCTTAGCGAAGAACATTAAAATCGCAGAGCTTGCAGAAGCTGTGGGCGTTGATGCTGCCAATATTTCCAGGCTTGAAACTGGTAAACAAAAGCAGTTTTCAGAACAGACACTTAACCGACTTGCTCAAGCTTTAAGCGTAAGTGTACCTGACCTATTTACCTCTGACGAAAATGATACTACTGTACATATAAACAGTGAAAAACATGCATCTCCCGTAAAGGATGTGGATGTATACAGAGTCGAGGTACTTGATGTGAGCGCAAGCGCCGGGGCAGGACATATACACGGTAGTGACGTCATAGATGTCATTCATGCTATCGAGTTCAGCAATGATCAGGCATTGGCAATGTTTGGTGGCAGGACTCCATCTGGAGTAAAGGTCATCAACGTTCGCGGTGATAGCATGGCCTCAACGATTGAGCCTGGCGACCTAATCTTTGTGGACGTAACTATCAATGAGTTCGATGGGGATGGGATTTACGTCTTTGGTTTTGATGGAAAAGTTTATGTTAAACGCCTGCAGATGATACCAGACCAACTGCTAGTCATCTCTGATAACCCTCGTTATAGAGAATGGAATATAACTAAAGAGAATGAACACAGATTCTATATCTACGGAAAGGTTTTAATAAGCCAGTCTCAGTCCTTTAAACGGCATGGATAGCATTCATCATCATAAACTAGGCCTCCTTCGAGGCCTTTTTTTTTCGCCTTAAATTTGCGCTTTACGCACTTAACTATTGCGTTACTCGCAATTTATGATTATCTTCTATTCGTCGGCACATGACGCAACTTACGGACAAGGATGAACAGAACACAACATGGAAGCGCATTCCCCTTCTTTCCGGTGGGGATCGGTTTGTAACTGAAGGAGTGCGCTTCCAGTTGTGAACGGCAATATTCGCAACCGCTGTATGGCACATGCAGCGTTAGCCGCCAGAGAGTTACCTTTATCCATGCCTCTCAGAACAACCGGAATGTGCAAGCTAAGTGTTCAGGCACGACGTGCGCCCCACCAGCGCGGCGAAAAGGTGTGACGCCCGGGAAGAGTCCGGGACATAACAGATGAGAGCATTGGCGGTGAACGGGCAAACACACAAGCCGTGCGCCGATCCGAACGCAATAGCTAATCGTATCAGTGCTCTTTTCGTTGTGTGGAGAACTAACGTACCGCCATTGCAGTGGCGGTCCCCCATCAGCAAGAAATTTTAACCAGCTATTCACCCACTCTCATGGGTTGGGTTGCTGCACCCAAAATTTACGCGTTGCAGCGCGTCAGATGGAGAACAAAAGATGGCTAAGACAGCAAAACAACTGATTAAACAGGCGTACGAAATAGCCAAAACTATGCCACCAGAACAGGCAGCAATCATCAAGGAACTGGCTACCGTCCTCGATGTTTCGAATGTAGCTCTGCGCCAGACGCGCACCGAACGTGACGCCCTTCTCGCAGAGGTCAAATCATGGGCGAAAGAGTGTGATCGTCTGACCGAGCGACACACCAAGAATCGCACAAATCTACATGTCCTCGAAGCAATGCGCGACTTGAAAGCAATTTGCCCTACCAGCTTCCGTAACGTGGAGGCTCTCTGATGGCTAAAGACTCAAAGGTTGTATACGGCGCCAGCGGCAAAACGAACGTTTTAACGTTCGAACCTGAAAGCCTGCATCTGGTTACCGACAAAACACACCCGCTTTACGATGAACGGGTCCACCTTCCTATCGACGAAGGAATGGTTCTGAACATCAAAGAGCTGGGTGTACTGGAACCTATCATCGTCTGGAAAGACCCTGAAACGGGGCTCACCTGCGTAGTTGTAGGCCGTCAGCGCGTAAAACATACCCTGGAGGCAAATAAGCTTCTTTTGAAAGAGGGCAAAGCCCCACTGCTTGTTCCTGGGGTCGTTAAGCGCGGATCAGCAAATCAGATGGCTAAATACATGGTAAGCGAAAACGAAATTCGCCGACCTGATACGCCGCTTGGCCGGGCTAAAAAAATGTCAGATGCGCTCGACCGCGGGCTCGATGAGGACGACATTGCGGTGTTGTTTGGCTGCAGCGTTCAGACCGTTCGAGCAACGCTCTCCCTTCTCGATGCTACCCAGGCCGTCCGGGAAGCGGTAGAGGCTGGCACAATTACCGTTACCCAGGCGCGTCAGTTGGCATCGCTTAAACCCGAAGAGCAACGGGAGAAGGTCAAGCAGATCGAGACAGCGACCGCCGGCACCACGGGCCATGAAAAAGCCCGGCGACAGCGCCAGGTTCTTGGTGAAGCAAAGCCGCGTATCAAATCACGCAAGGAAATTACAAAAGCACTCGAAGATGCCAGTGGCGAATATGCCGAGGCTCTGCGCTGGGTGCTTGGGGAGGCGGTATGAATATGGATCCTGAGAATTACAGCAAATACACCCTCCGTCGGTTCGCCGCCATTTTGGATGTGATCTGCTGGGTGCTGATTGCCGTAGTAACCGTTGGTATCTGCATGTTTATTGAATGGTGGACAGCATGAACATCTCAACAGTAAACGAACTCATTCAGTCGCTGGAGAGCGCAGGCGAGCTGTCGATCAGAGAGCAGAAGTTCCTGAAGCTGGCGAAAGCGTACCAGCAGCTGGCTGCGGAGAATGTGGAGGCAAAAAAAATAATCAGCGAATGCCGGGAGTATTTCATCGCTGGGGTGATGAACCGTATCAGACCAACGAATGAAGGCTACCTGCATATGATTTGCGACACGTTTGCAGACGAAACCCCCGCCACCGATCGCATCGTAGCCGAAGCCGAGGCGCGCGGAGTTGAGAAGGCTATCGCTCACCTGGAGAAAAAGTTCAGCAATATCGGCGTGCAGATTATGAATCTGCAATGGTTGGCGGATTCGCTGCGCGAGGGGGCCAAATGATCACTGGGACCACGAATTACGATGAAGTTCCTGATGTTCGTTGCACCTTGTGCGGCGGTTATTACAAAGCCGACGATCCGGAAAGTCACGAATGTGAGGATGCAGCATGACTGATATCACCGAACTGGCGCTGAGGTTAAAACTTGAAGCACATCGCGCGGTAAGCAATTTCAACCCTCAGATGAATATTAAAACCAGAGACCTAAAGGAGCTGGTAGAGGCACTGGAGAAGGCACAGCAGAAGATTGATGAACTGGAGAACGATGAAGTTCGTCAGCGCTTGGCTAACGCAGAGCACCAACTCTACATGGCTGAACTGGCTAAAAATAATCTGAGAGCCAGTCGTAAGGCGCAGTTCCGCAAGCGCAAGGCGGCTGAGCAACGAATCGCCGAGCTGGAGTCTCGCACCGTCACTGTAGAAAACCTGCAGGAGAGCGCCTACAGAGCTGGCTTAACTGCTGGCTGGAATCTCGGGCTGGCTAATAACAACGAAGGGTTCAATAAATGCCTGGCTGCTCATACGGCTGGCATCAAGGTGGAGGCTGAGTGATGGCGAAATTAACCGATTATCAGCTCAATACTCTTCGTGCTATTAGCGAAGGTCAAGTGATGCTCCGTGGTCGATTCGATCGCTACTGGTGGGAATCCACCGACACATTATGCTCGGCTGTAGCGAGGCGTTTGAAGTCAAAAGGTCTGATCAAGACCGTTTACCTCAACCCTGTTCGGGACCGTGTAGAGCTAACCGCTGCTGGATTCCAGACCATTGAAGGAGCCAACCAATGACCAGCAAATTAACCAGAGAGCGCATTGAGCTAATCGCTAACTTTCATCGTGCAATGACACTGCCGCCGTCTCACGCTGAAATTGAAGAATTGGCGCGCATGGCGCTGGCCGCAATGGACAGCGAGCCGGTGGCGTACATCTTCAAGCATCCAGCAGGACGGTTGTTCTGGTCTCTGACGGATAAAAGTAACAAGGGTCATGATGATGTTATGCCGGTCTATGCCAGCCCGCAGCCAGCGCCGGTAGTGCCAGCCGTATCGGATGATATCGGTGAAATCCGCGTCGGTCGCCTCCCTACAATGAATCAGGATGATTACCCTGGCCTGGGTGATTGGTGGGTTCAACTTCACATTGGCGAGGATTCTGACGAAGTATTGGCGCGTGTGTATGGTGCTGCGCCACAGGAGGCGAACAACCGGGCTGAAGCATTAGCCTGCCGCGCCGCCATGCTTAGCGGAGGTAAGTCATGATCAACCGCAACAAACTGGAGCACATTCTCGAATACGCCAAACAGCAGAGGTACATCGGCCAGTCCTGCAAGGTTCCGCCAGAAGATATGGTCGAAATCATGGAACGATTGCTCAGCGCTTGCAATTCTCCGGCAATTCCGGATGGTTACGTGATGGTGCCGGTCGAGCCGACGAAGGAGATTCTCGACGAGTTCGACTCAATTATCGACTATGGCGCAGAAGACTCTGTAGACGCCTGGCACAGACTGCTTGCAGCCGCCCCGCAGTCACCCGGCAGTGAACCGGCCAAGGATGATCGAGACCACCAGCTATGCAGAAGATGTAATGACGGGATTCGTGGCGGTTGCTCGTCATGTGCTTATAACGTTCGATAACCGGGTGCAGCCGGTATGTGGAGAAGAAATGTCACGTATGGTCTCTTTACTCGAATGGGCGAAAGATGAATTCGGCAGTGAAGCCCCTAGCGAGCGAGTATTAAAAAAATACGCTAAAGGTCAGATGATAGCGCCACCACCGATGAGAGTCGGACGGCGCTGGATGGTTGACAAAGAAGCTCGTTTTATAGGTGTAGTTGCTGAACCGCAACTTCCAATAAATGTTAACCCAAAACTGAGACGGATAATTAGCGATGGCAGCTAGACCGCGTACCCATAAAATCACTATTCCAAACCTATATTGCAAACTTGATAAACGTACCGGAAAGGTTTACTGGCAATACAAACACCCGATATCTGGTCGTTTTCACAGCCTCGGCACGGACGAAGCTGAAGCAAAGCAGGTGGCAAGTGAAGCAAATACTATTATTGCAGAGCAGCGCACCAGGCAGATCCTTGGTATTAACGAGCGCCTAGCTCGCATGAAAGGAAACCGCACGGATATTACAGTTTCTTCATGGCTCGACAAATATGAATTGGTGCAGGAGGAAAGATTGAAACACAACGAGCTGCGCCCAAACTCTTTTCGACAGAAAGCTAAACCAATCCGTCTTTTTCGGGAACATTGTGGAATGCAATATCTAAAAGATATAACAGCACTTGATATTTCCGAAATAACAGATGCTGTTAAGGCAGAGGGTCATAACAGGATGGCTCAAGTTGTACGCATGGTACTAATAGATGTTTTTAAGGAGGCTCAACATGCTGGTCACGTTCCGCCAGGATACAACCCTGCCCAGGCAACGAAACAGCCACGAAACAAGATAAGCAGACAAAGGCTATCTCTGGAGGAATGGAAGGCTATTTATACATCCGCCGAACAACAACAACCTTATTTACAATGTGGAATGTTGCTTGCCATTGTAACAGGGCAACGCCTCGGAGATATTTGCAATATGAAGTTTTCGGATGTATGGGATGATATGCTGCATATTGAGCAGGAGAAAACAGGAACCCGATTAGCCATTCCCCTTTCTCTCAGAAATGAAGCGTTAAATATTACTCTGAGTGATGTTATTTCAAAATGTAGAGATGCTGTGGTGAGTAAATACCTTGTTCATTTTCGCCATAGCACCTCACAGGCTAGTCGTGGTGACCAAGTGTCAGCCAAGACACTTACTTCAACGTTCAAGAAAGCACGGGATAAAAGCGGTCTAACCTGGGAAGAGGGAACAGCTCCGACTTTCCATGAACAGAGATCTCTTTCCGAGCGCTTGTATCGTGAGCAAGGGATAGACACCCAGAAACTATTGGGCCACAAAACAATGAAAATGACTGACAGATACAATGATGACCGCGGTAAAGAGTGGATCATTGTTGGTAAAAAAGCAGTATGATCTTTAATCAGTTTTGGGGAAGAATTTTGGGGAAGTTTTGGGGAAGCCTCCGCACACTCCAAAAAAAACGGGGGGCCCCCCGCCCCCCCCCTTTTTTTTTT